GAACTTTCTAAATACCCATCACTATCATACTTGCCTTTAGGCATAAATGATAGTAAATCAAGGTCTATTATTTCTTCTACTGTGTAAGTTTCACCTTTAAAAAGCGGTCTTTTAACTATTTCTGTTTTCATACAGTTACTAAATTCTTCCATTACGGCTTCATCACCGTCTACGTTTACGTTAAAATATACATGGTTTGCCATTATATGTCCCCCTTTTTTCTATGTTCACTTCTTACCACCTCGAAACCGTTTGGGTATCTGGCTTCTAATTTTTTGATGTTCTCGTCCATCACCTGATCGGGTGTATAACCTAGTGCTACACAGCCCTGTACCCAATACCATAGAATATCTCCTAACTCTCTTTTCATATGGAATCTTTCACTCTCGTTGAACTCTTTACCTTGAAACACTATTTTCTTTAGTATCTCCGTAAACTCTCCACTCTCGGCTAGCATTCCTATTGCTGAGGTTAATACTCTTGGTACATTTATGTTATCGCAGGCTTCTAATTTAGAAGTACTGTCGATAAACGCTAGAAACTTTTTAGATTCTAGACTTGTTGTTGTATCTACGAACTTTGCGTAGTCATCTATTTTGCTCAATTTAACCTTCCTTTACTATTTCTTTATCTTTCCAATACTTTGCCAGCCACGTATCTACTTGTTCTTGTGTATGCGTTTCTGGAAAGCTTACTGTTATTCTTATTGGTTTATCTTGTAATACAATTCTCATAATTTGCTATCTCCTTATTTACGCAATATGATTATACTGCAATGTCGGACTTAAAAATTGCTGACACTGCCAATGTGAAGGCGTTAAGCCTAATTCTGGATAAAGGTATAAAATGAGATAGTCTTCAAACCATCTCGTACACGGATTTAGATTGTGTTCTATAGGATTACTCGCCACTAAAGGGGAGTAACTAAAGAACATGAAAATCGTTATTAAGATAAATTTATTCATAGAAGTATTATACTAAATTTAAGTTTATAAGTCAAGAATTATTTTGGGTTTAGGTGGGAACAACACCCAACTTAGTAGGTGTTGTTATCTTGATATGCTTCAGCAGAACAGAGTGTATTCTGTAGATAATCACCTCCTTCATACTCTGCGCACTTGCGTAGCTGAAGGAATTAGTTATTTACTGTTTATTTTATCCTTTGCTGTTCCTGCATAGAGTCCAAACCAGGCTGCGCCTGCTCCGACTACTATGGATATCAGACCCGATTGCTCGAATGAGGGGTCGGGTAAGTCCATGAACCAAAAAGTAGTATAGTATAATAAATACATATAAATACTTAAAAAGGCTCGAGGGAATAGACGCCATGCGTCTATCATTTGTGAAAACCAGATTACCTTTTGCCAAGGATTATCAGGCTCTCGTTCATTCTCCATCTCCATGATTTTAGCTTTTAATTCGCCAATCTCTGAGACCATAGCCATGAACTTATTAAGGTCTATTTCCACTTCATTACGACTCATGTCGCCTTGAAATGCTTCACTAGGTTGTGACATTATTTCTCCTTAGCTTTCCCTATGTTAAGTGCTAGTAAATCTATAAATTTATATAGCTTGCCTATCCACTCATCATCTTTAGGGGTAGGTGTTGATGCCGCAACTATACTTGCTATAGTTACTATCATCGTTATGTAGCCAATTAATTCAGCCATTTATTTCTCCTTTGAGCCGCTCTTGCAACTCCTTGACCTCTAATTCTAGTCTAGAGATCTCGCTCACATTTTTGCACACTTTAAGCTGTTGCTCTAAAATGGCAATCCCTATGGTTAAGTTATTAACCAGTGCCTCGTTTCGTGGCACTTACTTGAAATCCTTTATCCATTTATGGATAGGGTCTTCCTTATCAAGTGGGGTTATATCCGTCCCGTAGATCTTTTCTATTTTGTAATTCCAATGCCCTTCTTCAAGAGCCTCTTTAATCCAATCACGAGGGTGTCCAGATTTATCGACATCTACCTCGAGTGTAATTTTTATTTCGTATGTCTGTAAATTATTTTTCATCTTTTTCCTTTTTAGGTGGCATAAAACATTTACATGCTTTACACACTCTAAACTTATTTAATTGATCACAGGTATTGCAAACTTTAAGTCTACTTTTGTGAATCATTTTTTCTCCTTATTGTTAAGGTCAGTCTTTAAATATAATTTTTAATTCACATCTAATGATATCGCCACTACAATAATGTTTGATAAAAGCAGAAACATTAGTCAGTTCTGACTTACTTTCTACTTCTATCTCTATTAGTGCTTTTGAATTAGCAGATTCCTCTTTCTGACTTTGAGGGGCTATTCCGCTTTTGGGCTTTCTTCGTCCTGTAATTGGTCAGTTTCTTCATCTACTTTATCTGCAGCTGCTTTAACTGTACCTGCTGCTGTATCCGCAACAAAGGCTGTAGTATCTGCTACATCTTCTGCAACAGCTCCAACAACGTTAGAGGCTGTTCCTACAGTCATATCTACTACTCCTGCAGCCAGGGCTTTAGTACTATCCATAACTGCACCTATTGATGCACAACTTGCCATAAGTAGAGCTAAGATACCTATTGTTAGGTTCTTCATTTTCCTTCTCCATATCAGTAATAATCTATCTACTGATTCGTGCCGCAATTAACTATCTGCGACTAATACTAGTTTTATTTATTAATGAGGTTTTAGTAATAAGTCTCTTTCACTATGATAGTAAATATCATAAGCGATTTCTAGACTATGTACTACTAATACTAACAGTAATAAAAAGGCACATACCTTAAGCCAGTGTATCATATGTTTCATTTATTCTTTTGTTTTGTCTGTTTTGTCTCTAGGGAATATACCGACTGTTGGTCGTTTACTCTCCTCTTTATTTAACTTCTTTACTTCAGAAGGTGGCATAGTGACTTTTCGATAATATACTACAACGTCTTTCATTTCTGTAATATATCTTTTTAATTCCTGCATATTCCCTGCCATTACTTCGTAATCAGGCACTGACATAGCTAAAAATATTATTTCGCCTTCTTGATCTTTTATACTATCAAGAAAGGCATCTAAATTCTGTTCTGTTACTGCGAACCATCTTGGTTCTTTTAAGTCAATTTCGCGAGGCATAATAGGCTGCACTATGGTTCTCTCCATAGGCTTAGCTTTAACCTCTATTTGTTTAGTTCCCAGTATGCTGCAACTGGAGACCATCATCGAGATCGTCAACAGTGCTACTAAGTTTTTCGATGTCCTCGAATATGTGTTTTGTTCCATTGTTTATTTTCCTTTCCATTTCAACTGGATCTTCTAAAATCTTCGCTGCAAGTTGGTAGTTGCGGATAAAATCAGCATATCTATTCAACTCTCTTTGTGCTTTCTGACTTGCAAGAGTTTGACTTTTTAAAGCCTCCGTTTGCAAACTAAAGTCTGCTTCTAAAGAAGCGATTGCCTCTTTTTGGGTTTCTACAGCGCCTTCAAGTGCCATATTGTTTGCTGCAAGAGTTTGATTTTCTCCATACAACCACCAACATGCTATACCTAAAACTGCAATAAGCCCTATTAAAAACTGGTTCATAATTGTTCTATCCTATAGTTTAGTCCATCAGCTCCTCGTATTTCCACTACATCTCCTTCGTGTGTTTTGAACTTAAGGTATTTATCTGTCTTTTTTAAAAACTTTTTTACTGTGAACTCTTGGTCGTCTTGGTCTCCCCATGTATTATTGTAACTCACTAACAGAGTATATCTTGGGAAGAACTTTGCTATTAACCAAAGCCAGAAGGCTTTGAATTTAATTATTACTTTTTTTCCCACAAGTCTGCCTCTGCTTGTCTTCGTGCTGTTAGTCCTGCAAGCACCTTGCCTGCAGCTTTGTTCCATCTGAGCATTTCAGAAGGAACGGAGTCTTTGTCACCCGCGTTTAATTTCTTCAGAAGCGTACTACTACTTAAGTTTCCAACTCCTAAATTATATGTCCATGATGTTAATGCATCAAATTCATTTTGTAGGAGAGACACATCAACTACACCTAGTACTTGTGCGCCGAACTCCTGTAATTCTTCTTGTAAATCCCTTTCTGCTTGGAGCTTTGTTATTTTGTCCCCTTCTTTTACGTTTTTAGTACGACCATATCCTATAGTCCATACGTTTGCTGGGCATAGATAAGCTTCGCCTTCGAAACCTTCGAAGTGCTTTACCATATCTATACATTCTTGACTTGGTTTCATATTAAAATCCTACTGAAGTGCCACAGCCACAGGCACTCATTTCATTTGGGTTGTGTATCTCGAACCCTGTTTCTACTAATGTTTCTTTCCAATCTATGATAGTTCCTTCTAAATAAGGCATACTATAACTATCAATTACTATTTTATCTTCTATTACAAAATCATCGTTGTTAGGTCTGCCTTTATGCAAGTCCCATAGATATTGAAATCCATTGCAACCTCCACCAGAAAGAGAGAGGCGTAGGAAATCGTCCCCTAGCCTCTCTGTGATTTTATTCTTTGCTAATTCTGTTATTGTTATCATAAATTTATAACTATAAAAGACCTAGTACCTTAACTTGACCAGTTTATAAATATTAGGAACCCATATATGCCTATTATTGCTGGCATTAAATATAAGAGGTGTCCTATATTGCTTCTAATCAGTCTCAACGTTTTCAAAGAATCACCACTTGCAATTCTATGTAACACTTGTTTCTCCTTGTGTATCTAGACGTCCTATACGTCTCCGTTAATCGATATTTATTGTTTTAGGTCTTTTTTCTTCTGGTATCTCTACATGAAGGTCAACAGTTAGAATTCCATCTATAAAAGATGCTTTATCAACTACTACATCTTCTGATATAGTAAAAGC